TATGCCCACGATGTGAGGCGGCTGTAGATTATCACGAAGAGATAGTCACATGTAATGTGTGTGACTTAACTATGGCTGGTGCAGGAATACAAAAACAAAAAGATCCTAGCCAGTTAGAACTGCCACTAGAAGGAGAACGACATGGCACGGAAGAAAAAGACTAAAAGAGAAAAGGTACTACGTTACATTATCAAACATAGGGGTGCGCCCGTAAAAGAAGTGGCAAAAGCCTGCGGTTGCACTGTTAAGTACGTGTACGATTTAAAGGCACAATCAGGCACACCAAAAGAAGTTATAGAGAAAGAACTTAACGTGCAACCGGTTGTGACTGAGACTTTCAAAGACTATTCGGGTAACGAGTATCGCACATACGCATTGGAAGAGGTTGAAGAAGCCACCGATGATCGTGTGCGTTCAGAAACGTTGCGCGAAGCAGAGAGCCTTGTGTCTGGTAACAGAGAAGAAGAGCATGGGGAGTTTTGGAAGAACGCCCTTCTTACTTCTAGGTTATGGCAGGGCTATACAGGTTATGACATACAACCAGAACAAGTGCCTGTCATGCTCGCACTTCTTAAAATAGCCAGATCAGTGGGGGCTAGACAGCAAGAGTCCAACGGCAAAGATAACTTTGTTGATGCTTGTGGATATCTGGCACTAGCCGCAGAGTTGGATCAGTTTAATCCAGAAGATATTTAATAATGGATCTGATTACACTCGACTTTGAAACATACTACGACAGGGATTATTCCCTGTCGAAACTCACAACAGAAGCCTACGTCCGCGACTCTCGCTTTGAGATTGTGGGTGTGGGTATAAAATTTAACGGCGAAGAAACGGAGTGGGCTAGTGGCACACATGAAAAGATCAAGGACTATCTCAAGTCATTCGATTGGCAGAACGCTATGTTACTTTGCCATAACACCGTTTTTGATGGCGCAATTCTTAATTGGTTATTTGATATTCGGCCTCGGGTTTATACTGATACGATGTGCATTGCCCGCGCTGTTCACGGGGTCGAGACTAGTGCTAGCCTCAAAGCAGTTAGCGAGAAATATGGAGTTGGAGTCAAAGGAACCGAAGTTATTAACGCACTCGGTAAAAGACGAGAGGACTTCACACCCGAAGAACTAAGCAAGTACGGTGACTACTGCGTGAACGACGTGGATCTTACATATAAACTGTTCACCACCATGGCAAAGGACTTTCCTCGCAAAGAGTTAAAGTTGATTGACCTGACTCTGCGTATGTTTATCCAGCCAATTTTGGAACTGGATCTGGGCCTTCTGGAACAACATCTTACAGAAACACGTTATCGTAAGGATGAGTTGTTGGAGAACGCTGGAGTGGTCAAAGAAGATCTTATGAGTAATCCCAAGTTTGCGGAGTTGTTAAAGTCACTGGGTGTCGAACCGCCCACAAAGATAAGTCCGATGACAGGGCAAAGAACATTTGCATTTGCCAAAGCTGACGAGGGATTCAAAGCACTAGCTGAACATGAGAACGAGCAAGTGCAAGCTCTGGTGGCGGCAAGGCTCGGCACAAAATCTACTTTGGAAGAAACACGGACACAACGTTTCATAGACATAGCAAAGCGTGGCACATTGCCTGTGCCTGTTAGATACTACGCGGCTCACACTGGACGTTGGGGTGGTGACGATAAGATCAACCTACAGAATCTACCTAGTCGTGGTGTAAATGCTAAGAAGTTAAAGCGTGGTATTGTTGCCCCTGATGGCTGCACACTGATAGATGCAGACTCAGCGCAGATCGAAGCGAGAGTGCTGGCTTGGCTTGCGGAGCAGGACGATCTCACTGCTGCTTTCAGGGCTGGTGATGATGTGTATGTCAAGATGGCATCACGTATATATGGTGTACATGAACCTGATGTGGACAAGGATCAAAGATTCGTTGGTAAGACCACTATCCTTGGTGCAGGGTACGGCATGGGCGCTATGAAGTTTCAGGCACAGCTAAAGACATTTGGTTTTGACATAGACACTCCAGAAGCACGTCGCATAATAAAAATATATCGCGAGGCTAACTGGAAGATAAACAAGTTATGGCGTGATGCTCAACAGGCTCTCGTGGCCCTGTCCAGAAAAGAAGAGGCCTCGCTGGGATTAGCTGGCGTGCTTAAAGTAATACCTGAAGAGAGCGCGATACGTTTACCGTCTGGTTTGCTGTTGCGGTACGACGATCTTGACTTTGACACGGCAGAAAAGGGTGTCGAGTTTCATTACAAAGTGCGGCGTGGGCGCAATCGCATCTATGGTGGTAAGGTTATAGAGAACGTATGCCAAGCCATAGCGCGTTGCATAATTGGTGAGCAAATGCTACAAATAGCTAAGAAACATCGCATAGTGTTAACAGTACATGACTCTATTGTGTGTTGTGTCCGTGATGAAGAAGTCGAAGAAGCACAAGCATATGTTGAAAAATGTATGCGTTGGGTTCCTGATTGGGCAGAGGGTCTGCCTATCAACTGTGAGTCTGGCACTGGTAAATCGTATGGGGATTGTGAATGAGTATAAAGCCGTGGTCATTCAGTAGGATCAAAGCATTTGAGCAATGCCCCAAGAAGTTCTACCACCTCAAGATTGCCAAAGATTATTCTGAACCTGAGACTGAGGCCATGTCGTATGGCACAGCGTTTCACCTTGCGGCAGAAGAATATGTCCGTGATGGCACACCCATACCCACTAACTTCAAGTTTGCACAGCCCGCGCTGGACGGACTAAAAGCTAAACGTGGTAACAAGTTATGTGAAATAAAGATGGGTCTTACCGAAGATCTGGAGCCTTGCGAGTTTTTCGATAAAAAAGTTTGGTGGCGCGGCATCGCAGATTTGGTTATTCTAGATGATGATACTGCTTGGGTGGTGGACTACAAGACTAGCAAGTCAGCCAAGTATGCAGATAAGGGTCAGCTGGAGTTGATGGCGTTAGCTACATTTAAACACTATCCAGATGTCGATACAGTTCGCGCAGGGTTGTTGTTTGTAATATCCAGAGATCTTATCAAGGACACTTACACAAGAGACATGATGCCGTCTCTTTGGTCTAAGTGGTTGGCTAACTACAAACGTATGGAGACAGCACACGATAATGACGTATGGAACGCCCACCCAAGTGGGTTATGCAGACGACATTGTGTCGTGCTTGAGTGCATCCATAACGGGAGCAACTGATGGCATATACCAAG